CAACTTAAATAACTTTTAAGAATTCATAAATAATGAGCAATAATTCTACCTATACTACTCAAAACGACCTACTATTGAAAAACCTAATGGTATTCTACAGAACAGATGAGAATGATAACTTAGACGATATGCTGCGAATTATTACAGGCGAGTCTAAAATATCGTTACGCATTGTGGACTGGTTTTCGACCAACTATGCTAAAAAATATTATACTCTATATGTAATCGACCAAAACGCAGAAAATATTGCCAGACGATTTAAGGTCTATGATGATTACAAATTGAAGCTAAAAGCTTACAGCAAAAAAAGATTCGATCCTTTTTGCAGGTGGGATAGAATAAGTATTCCGTATAAAAACGGCAAATGTATTGAGACCACCATTGGCCAATTGAATTTCTTCAAATGGGCGCTAGAGAATAAAGTGGTCGATTATATCGAAAAGAATTATGAGACGATTGAAAAGGACATGAATAACCGTAACAGCACTTCGAAGCGCAAGGAACTTTTGTTAGTCGGGGACAACTCGAAGACGCGAAAAAAGAGAGAAGAGCTATCGGTTTCGGCTACCAAGAGCATCAAGAAGGAGAAGGTGGAAATTGTGGTACAGTTTAATTAGGGGTTTAAATAATATTGCTATTGATTTCCGAAAACAATAGCAATTGTTAAATAAATAACTTAAAGACAATTAGATATAATAAATTATAATGGAAGATCTAAACATAGTCGACCTCATTGAGAACAATCCGATTACCAAACTTTCAGGCAGTTACAATGGCAAAATGCTAACAAAAATACAACAGAATTTCACCGAATTTGAACAGCAATTGTTTGTTACTAGTTTTTATTGTTATTTAAATTATGATCCAAAAAAAGATTTTGTTATTGACTTAGATAATGTATGGAAATGGCTTGGATTTACACAAAAAATAAAGGCAAAAAATATTTTAGAAAAATATTTTACAGAAAATTTTGATTATAAAAAATCGCTGTGCGATAGCGCACAGCAATCAATTCATGTCAAAGGTGGTCATAATAAAGAAATAATTATGTTAACAGTTAAAGCATTTAAGTCATTTTGTTTAAAATCTAATACACAAAAGGCAAATGAAGTGCATGATTATTTTATGAAGTTAGAAGAAATATTACATGAAGTCGTACAAGAAGAAAATTCTGAATTAAAAATACAACTAGAATCACAAACAACACAATCTTTAAAAGATAAAGATCAGTTATTAGAAGACACGTTGATTTCCCAATTTCCACTAAATACCCAATGTATTTATTACGGTAAAATAGATAACAAAACTCTTGGAAAAGCGCCAAAATTACATAATGAAAATTTAATTAAATTCGGTCAAAGTAATAATTTAGCAGAGCGAATTAAATGTCACAAAAAGAACTTTTTAAATTTTAGATTGGTTGCCGCGTTTAAAGTAAAAAACAAAATAGAAATCGAAAATGCTATTAAACGACATCCGCTATTAAAGAAACAAATCAGAACACTTACAGTAGATAATCCAGATTATACTAACGAAAATTACAGAGAGATGTTGGCACTGGATAATGAACAATTTACTATTGAAAAAATTGATAAGCATATCAAGGAAATTATAAAGGAGAATGAATATAATATTGAAAATTATAATTTGTTAGTTGACAAAAATATTATATTAGAGGAAGACCTAAGACATTCTGAATTACAAAATAAATCTAAAGATGACCAAATATCAAAATTAACATCAGAATTGTTAAATTATAAACCGGATATTACTAGCGACATGCAAAAGAAAATTGCCAGTAATTATGCTATTTGTAAATATAGCTATTTTTTATATGCTTTTAAATGCGATGAATTAAGATATAAATGTTCTATTGTGCGACAAAAAGATTTTGAAACATTAACTAACAATTTAACAAATTTGGATCCAAATGGCATGATGGAATATAATGTAAAAGTTATGTATCCATTTTCAGAAAAAGTAATGATGTTTTTGCTTAAACAATCATTAACCAGCATTGGAAGCAATACATTCGAGGGTTCGTTTGAAACTATTAAAAAAATATTAGATATTACATTAAAATTAGAAAACATGCTTATCAATAACGGTGACGATTTAGATAAAATTTTAGATATATTAGATGGCAATTTAACCGAAACCAAATTATCACCTATTTTAGATCCAGAAGTTCCACAAGTGAGAAAATCAATGAGACCTATAGATCAAATAAATAAAAACACAGGAGAAGTTATAAAAACATATGAAAGTATAGAAGCTGCAGGAAGATCATTAGGATTAACAACCGGAACCGCTATTGGAATTGCTTTAAGAGAAAAAAGAGCATGTAAAGGATTTTTATGGAGATATTCTGGTGTATCAAAAGAAGAGCAATATTCAGAACAACCCGTTATCAAAATATGTTGCTCCACTGGAGAAAAACAATATTTCTCGACTATTACCAATGCAGCAAAGGATTGTAATATTAGCGGCCCAGGATTAAGAGCTAGAATTTTAACAAATGTTCACATTAATGATTTTCATTGGAAGTTCGACAAAGGAGCATCTCATTATTCTTCTTAATTTTATATCCAACCAATTTTCTATTTCTTTCCATTATATTTTTCAATTGCTAATAATAAGCTATACTGCTCCAGGTGCGACCTGTTGCCTTTTTCAACGATTAATGTTTCTATTCGCGACCGAAACATTAATTCCGTGCCCTTTTTGTAAGCAGCTGAGGTCTTTGAAGCTAAGCAATTGTAGTAAGGATTGTTTGGCGACCTAATTTTATCTATAACGAACGCTAGTTTGGCCTTGGACCAGCCTTTTAGTAAATTGGTTATGCGTGCTTTATTTATGTTAAACCAATTGTCGTAAAATTCGATGCGAACCAGGCTTTTTTGGTTTTTCACATGTTGCGAATAGGCGCCAATCATCTTTATGAGGTCTTCGGGCAGCTGGCTCACGAGTTCTAGTAAGAAGAATTGACACTTTTGAACAAAGGTTGCGTTTTGAACAAGATTCGGATTTTGATTTTGATTCTGTGTTAAAGAATCCATGTCTGTTCTAAGAGTTTTAATTTCGTTTAAACAGAGTGATCGTCTATTATTGGCCTGATATAAAGCAAGTAATTCTTTATCTGAGCGAGCTTTCTTTGCGAGCAGTAATTCATGCATGCTCTTCGCATGAGGTTTCTGTAACAAGTCGGCAATAAAGTTGGCGTAGAAGATGGCAAATTCATAAGTGGGGTTCATGGTAGTATATTTATTGTAGTATATTTAATACTATTATTTTTACAAATAAAGAATATTTCAATTTTATTTCAATCAATTTGTTTTATTGCGGAATAAAGATTTAAATACTTTTATACAACTTTTATATAAATTAATAAATGGGCAATTCGCATTCAATGAAAAAAATCAATTACGAGGATATCCAAACAGTCGTCAAAAATCCGGAAATATATATGCTTATAAATACGCTTCCATTAAATAACCAAGAATGCTTAATATCGACTACCGTAAGCGTCGATAAAGAAGAGGTAATCATCAATAAATATCTGAAGGAAAATCGTGGCATCAAAATCATTGTATATGGGAAACACTGTAATGACGAATTGGTCGACAAAAAATATCAACAATTGTTAGCACTAGGATTCAATAATATATACACTTATACGGGTGGATTATTCGAGTGGCTTTTGCTACACGATGTTTATGGTAAAGAGCTATTTCCTGTAAATAATAAAGATAGTAAAAAAAACATAGATATTTTGAAATTTAAACCTCCTCCTGTTTTGAATATATCTTTAATCGAGAATTAGTTTGTTTTGTTAGTTTGTTAATTTGTTAGCTATCTGTATACTTAAAGGTTTGAAAAAACTGTGTGATAGATAGTTGCTTGTTTTTAATCATTGGTTCCTTGTGTTTAATGGTAACTAAAGGCGAAGATAAAGTTGAAGATAAGGTTGAAGTTAATTTTTGCTCCTCTAAATCAAGCAAAGCTATATTCGAGAGCTCGTCCGCGCGTTTATTTTTATCCCGATATACATGATTGAATTCTATATATTCAAATCGGTCTCTAAGAGCCAATACTTCTTCGTATAAATTAAAGATGGAAGAAGATTTGACCTTATAAATGCCATTAATTTGATTAACAACTAACAAACTGTCGCCGAAAACAGATAACACTGTTATACCTAAATTTAGCGCCCCTTTTAGTCCTAAAATGAGGGCTTGATATTCCGCCTGATTGTTTGTTTTGTAACCCAGAAATTCAGCAGCGGACCAAATTTCTTCCCCATTTTCATAGATGACTGCTCCGGCGCCAGATAATCCAGGGTTCCCCTTGCTAGCTCCATCGAAATTCATAATGGTTTTACTTATAGGAAATATTTTCGCATCTTTTGTAGGGGTTTTTAATACAGTAAACATTGTTATTATATTTGTTAGTTATACACTTAGCTTATCTTTATAATTATATTTTAGCTTATCTTTATAATTATATTTTAGCTTATCTTTATAATTATATTTCAATTTTTAAATATAACCACATACAACTGCGACCAATACGGCGTCTTTCATTGTCTCTATTTTAAACGGTTTACCGCAACCGTATATCATATTATTAGCGGCAAAATAATCACATACTTCTTTTGTCTCATGCGGATTCATTTGATTACCATTGGCAATAAAAGTTCCGTGGCGAAAAATCTTACAATTTAACTGTTCGATTAAAATAGGGTTTAGACAGTGAGGACAACTAACAACTATATCCTTTGTTAGTTCATTACTGTTGTTCAAATCAAAATAATATTGCTTATAATTATTATTTGATAGCAAAAGAATTCTATGAACAAAGATTTTTACAAACAAATATGGATAATAAGCTCTTTATTCAAGTGGACAAGGGCAACTTTATGGTTCCGTATTATATGATATTGATTTCAGATTCTAATAAAAACAAGTCGC